TTGCCTTCGTCTTTTGCCTCTTGCACAAGAGCCTTGAGCCGTTCTGTTGGCAATATTATCACAGTTTCGCCGTCAATGATAAATGCCCAAAACTCAGCCTCTGTCTTGTCAATGCCAGAAGCCTTCCCCCTAGAAAAAAACTCCACAAACACTCTGCCGGTTCGTGAAGCTTTGAAATCTCTCTTTATTTCAATCGTTCGGTTTTGCAGCACGTCAGCTAACCAGCTTTCCGCCATCTGACCCACTTTGAGGTCATACCTGAAATCTCGGTTAAACTCCACGCAACGCTCCCCCGAGCCGGAGTAAGAAGGGGCGGTTGCCCGCCCCCTCTGTCATTAGTTTACGACGTACTCGATGATGAACGAGAGGTCGCCGCCAGTGTCACCGGCTGCATCGAACACGAGTCCGATGTAGTAGTAACCGCCTGGGTCAGACGATGCGCCTGCATCTTCCCAGACCTGCTGGCCCATTGCGTTGATGTTACGGGCTTCAAACGCAACCTCAGTGCCGGTGGTGACGGCAGCGCGGAGGTCGGTGATAGCCGACGCATACGCATCATCGTCAACAGCGACAGCATCGGTGTTGTAGATGCCGACATCGCAAGTGTTGGTGGTTCCAGAGTCAAGGTCATCGTTGAACAGCTTGATGCTGGTAATGCTGGCATTGGTCGGAACCGGTGCAAGCATCACAGTGTCAGATGCAGACAGGTCGCCAGCCGCAAGAGCGATGGTTCCCTGTGCTACACGCTTTACACCGTGCAGTTCATGTGATGCGTTCATGACTTGAGGGCTGGCCTCAAAGTTGGAAACAAGAGAAGTATTTACGTTAGCCATTTGTCAATCTCCTCTTAGTCCGGGGTTTCGTCACAGTTGACCTGAACGACTTTGGCCTTCTCCATGCGCACCGCGCCGATGCTCATGCAGTAGTACACCTGAGTCGCGTAGCCCTTGTCGGAACGCTCGTCGATGCGTGCAGATACATCTTTGCCAATACCCAGGGTGATGCCATCCTCGGCCCAAGCGAAACACTTGCGAACATCACCAGATGCAGCAGTTTCTGCGTCATCAGTGGTGTTCAGGCGGTTGGTCATGATGAACTTGAAGCCCATGAAGGTGTCGAGTTCGCCCTGTACCAGAGCCTTTACAGTGTTGAAATCGCTCGAGGTTACCGTGGTGTCGGCCAGCAGATTCTGAATCTGGCTCGGACCAGCGGCAAAGTAACGAGGAATCGACGGGTCAACATCGCCACGGTCAAGCAGTTCCTTTGCCTCACGCAGCTTGGCGAGGGTCAGGTTGGTATTGCCGTTAGCGATATAGTTGTCGTCAGAGGAGCTAAACGCTGCCTCAGTGCTGCTGCCGGTTTCGCCAGTAGAGGCTGCACCAAGAGCGGCGGTGATAACGACATCATCCATTGCACGACCCATAGCTGCTGCTGCGGCTTGTGCGTAAGACGAGGTCGGGTCGATGAGCATGCGGATTTTGTCCTGGTCATCAATCAGGTCAGCGTACTCGTAGTCCGCAAGGCTCAGACGACGCCGCTCATGCGGTGTGTCAAGCTGCGGAGTGTCGGCATGGCGTGAGGTGCGAAGCTGCGCCGTAGCCAGACCGATTTGGTCGATGAAGGCATTCTTGCCAACAACATTCTCAATGCGCACCGCGTCACGCAGACGGGAACCCATCTGCTGTGAGAGCATCTGCACGTTTGCAGAATACTGTTGCACAAATGCCGTAGTGACTTGAGTAGACATTAGCCTACCTCCTTCTCTACAGTTGCATTTACAGTAAGTTGCGGCGTGCTACCCTCACGGACACTCCTAGCTTTTCTGGCCTGCTTGCGGCCACCGACTTTCCGGTTGTCAGCAGGACGGGCTTCCCCGCTACCCTGCGTCACCCACTCGTAGTACTTGTCTGCGAGTAAGTGGGGGTTCAAGACATCTCTTTGCGTACCATACTCAAGCGCAAGTCGCAAACATTCCATCCTGATTTCAACAACATCATCCATGGAGCATTTCCATTAGCTCTTGCACTCGGTCAATAGCCTGTTGTCTGCCGACCACATTTTTGCGGTCAGTATAAACAGAGGAAGCCATGATGCTTTCAATCTCAGCCTGCGCCTCACGGCGGGACAATGTGCTGCTGATTGTGCTGTCAGCAACGGTGTCCTCGCTTGTTACACTGGAGCGAAACTCGGCCATATTGGCAAAGGCTTTGATGAAGTCTGGATGGTTGCCGACCTTGGTGCCATCAGTCAGACGCATCTCAAGCAAGTCACTGCTGCCAAACTGCTTGGCAATCTTGCCTGCGTCTTCAATGCGCGCATCAAACTCATCGCCCCACTCTTTTCGGAGCGCCATTTCAGTGTTGTTGCGCTGTTGGCTTTCAGCGGCCTCGCTCATGCTGCCGCTTTCCTGCACCATAGCGCGGTAGTATTCCAGCACACCATTGGCTTGGTCAGGCGTCAGGCGCAGGTTGTGCGCTATGTCAGCATAAGACTTTGCAACCTCTTCAGTGATAATGTTGCCATCAACAGGAATCTCGTAGCCTTCCGCGCTTTCGGGACGGCCAAGACGGCTGTAGATGTTGTCAAGGTCTTCAGTTGTTGGGTTGACTGGCATCGGCAGCTTGTCCGCGCCAATCAGGCGTTGTGCGTTTACATAAGAACGAGCAAGGTTCTCGACATCCTTAATCGGTCCCAGGCTAGGGTGGTCACGCAAATCCTCCGGTATAGTGGATAAGAAATCGTTACCAGACCCGCCCTGTGCAACCTCTGCCGGTGTTTCCAGCAGGGAGCCTTCAGGCTGGGCTACCTGTTCGACTGCTTCTTCTGACATAGTTACTCCTGTGTCATCATGTTGTGAATATGAAGCAGGACAGCGCGTTTGCCCTCTTCAAATGCGGTGGCATTCGCATCGCCAGCCACATAGCTGGACGCCCTCCAGTTCGCGCGGGCCTCCAAGTCCCGTAAGACCTTCTGACCGCCCTCGGTCTCAAAGGTCTCCTTGTACATATGCTTTAGCTTTTCGATGTCCTTCACGATTGAACCATCCTGACTGCCTGTGCGGCTTGCGCCGTTGTGTATACGTCCTCTTGGTCACGCTGACGTTGAAGCTGTTCTTGCTCCGCCTGTGCGCGGGCCTCACGAGTGTCATTGACCTCGCGTTGGGTGCGCAGCGTGGACTTTGGAACGCCGAGTGAATCGGTGACGTGACGCACCAACCCATCCGGGTCGAGGTGGTCGCCAACCGGCAGGCTCTGTGCCAGCGGCAGCAGAATCTCAAGTGCCCGCATAGTGTTGTTCAGGCTGCTAGACTTCTGTGCCCGTGCCAGCGGTGAAACATACTCAATATCAATGTCACGGCCTTGCAAGACTTCAGGTGCCGGTGCCAGCATGTCATTGCGCAGCATCAGTGCAAACACACGGTCAATCAGTGGGCGAAGCATCTCGTTCATGAGCCTGCCCAGCACAGGACCAATCACACGCATACGCTCTTCCTGCCTTTGGATAACCTCTGTCGCGGTCATCTGCGGGGAGCCAGCGGTCAAAATCTGGTCAACATAGAACGCCTGACGAATAGCAGCACGACGCTGTTCTTCCATATTGAGGCCAATAGGAATGTTGGCACCAGTGTTCAGCGGCGTAATGGTGTCGCGGGAACCGGAACGGAAGAAGTTTAGGCCACCCGGCTGTGTGCGAATAGGCAGCAAGAAGCCGTCATCAGGCACCAGCAGCGGCGGGTCAATCTGCTTCTGGGCGGCTTGGATGATGGTTTTTGACATAAGATTCAACATCTTAACGTCAGGTAGCGCTGTCATCGCAGGGCTGCGGCCCATCACCTCGCCGGTAGCTTTCAGGAAGCGTGGCACCACATAGGGCAGTTCTTCAAAGCCACCTTGTGAAATCTCCATCCCGGTAGCCTTACAGACATAGACTGACATGAACGGCATGTTCAGATTATCGGGGGAGGTCACATCGCGGTCAGTGCGCGGCATAACAGCGTGCAGGATTTCTACTTCCTCATCGCCGTTCTTCTCGTGCTTCTTGCGGATAAAGTCACCGACGCGCTCAAGGCCAAAGCGGTCAACTGCCTGGTTTGCCGTCATCTTGTAGAGGCGATACACCGTGTTGACCATGCCATACTGGTCTTCCTGAACATAATATTCAGAAATGTGGCGGGTGCTGAAACGCAAGTTCTTGCGGTCCATCTCGCAGAACATACAGGCCGTGCCAAACACAACCAGGTCCACATACGCTTCATGCACCTCAGTCTCGAAGTTTGAGCGTTGGAACGCCTGCATCATGCGCATGCTGGTGTCTTGCAGCCACTCACGAACATCGTCGTCGCGGTTAATCATCTCGTCCTTGACATCCAAGTGGAACCAAGGCGATGCCCCGCTGGTCAGCATCCCATGCAGAAAAGCTGCCATTAGGTCGATGGACTGAAGCGCGGTGCCATCATAGATAAGCTCCATGCGCTTCTCGCCGCGAGACCGCTTCTTTACGATGTCTGCCTTGCGCGGCAGCATATAGTCCGCGAGTTCCTGGTAGTGTGTGTCCCAGTTATCTCTGCGGCTTTTCAGGTAATCGAAGCGTTTGACGTGTTCTGATGCTTTGTTCATGGCTAACCCATCAATGTTGGTGTACCGGTTTTGACTTCTGTCGTATCACCAAGAGCGCCAGCGACAATCGTAGCACCCCGGCCCCTACGACGAGCTTCGGCACCTCGTTGCGCTTCTTCGGCCAAGACACGCGCTCGGCCAACATCCGGTTCCGGCGGTGGGGGAGGCGGAGGAGGAGGCGGTGGTGGCATCTTTGGCGTAAGAAAACTCATGACTAACTCCTAACTTGAGTAAAGAACCCCGCCACCTTCGGTGAGGGTGCCGCCACGGCGGCGCTGGAAACGAGTACGACGGCCAGTAGAGGTTTCAATAAGCTCGTTAGTCGCTGCGTCATACTCAAAGCCTTCAGGTATTTCTTCTGCCGATGGCGGCTGAATCTCAGGCTCTGGTGCGCGCTCGTCGGTATCCTCTGCACGCATACGCGCAAAGCCTTCTGCTGCCGAGGTCATAATGGTGCCCCCGCCAGATGCTTCTCTCGCGATGTCTCGGTACTCTGTGCGCCCTGTGTAGGTGCCATCAGCTTCAAGAGCGCCGACCGTAATCATCTTGCCAGACCTAGACTCAATTTGAACAGGGCGGGCACCGCGCTCCAAGGCAGAAACAATATTCTTTCTGACCATGCCGCCTATTGCGCCAAGGGTGCCAGGTATGCCTTCCCTGCTTTGGACCTCTGCTATAGCAGCCTCTCTTTGCCTGTCGCGGGCACGAACCTCTGCTATGCTGCCGCCTGCTGGCTTGGCTGGCTCTCTGCCACTAGGGCCGGGGCTTACGCCTACACTCTCACTCATTTTTTAATCCTATAGTGTGAAAGGGTTGTATTCCATCTGCGCAACCTGCTGCGGAGGCCGAGACAGGATTGCTCGATTTTCAAGACCAACAGCAAGATAGCGGAAAGCATCTGCTGCATGGCTCGTATAATCATGTCGAGGATGGTCCCTAAAACTTTTCCTTTTATCATCCCATTCCTGCCTGTACTGGCGCAGCATCTCCAAGCCTTCGCCGCACTTGTCACGGTCAAAATAACATTTAGGTATTAACATACGCGCAGCGTTTATGCCATCCGCTACCTTCATCTTGGGAATAACCCTAAACTTAATCCCCAGTGAGTAGGCCGTCTCAAGCCGTGACTTGCCAGAGCCTAGCTCCCGCACCTCAATGTCATGCGGGGCCAGATGGTCACCGTAAGTATATTCTTTTCTATTAAGAGCATCGGCGTAGTGGTCTA